CAATAAAATCAGTATGGTCTACTGCAATAGTAAATCAATTTGAAGCAGATGAAAGGCAATTAGGTTTTTTACAACCAAATGCTATTATAAGTTTACTAGGTGATATAGATGGAAAAGAAGTCGATTATTATACATTAAATGAAAATAAAATAACAACTGGAAGTTCCATATTTAAAGAATTGACACACCATTATTCAGAGTTATCAACTGTAATTATTAAAAAACAAATGGTTACATTAGATACATTAAATGAAACTCATAATTTTTATGGTAATTGGAAAAATAATGGACTAATAAAACTTGATACACAAGGGTCAGAGTTACTAATCCTTGCTGGTGCTATAAGGTTCTTAGAAACAAAACAACCAAGATTTATTTTAATAGAATGTTCTTGGATTAATTATAATGAAGGGTCACCACTTTTTTTAGAGGTGATGAATAAATTAGATACATTAAACTATAAAGCAAAAGACATATATGATATGTCATACGATGTACAAGGAAACTTGATACAAACTGATATTTTATTTGAAAGGAAAACATAATGAAAAAAATATTTTTTTTAGATGGTGGTGCAGGACGTGTTATCGCAGCGATACCAGCATTATTAAAATATGATAGATTAAATCCAAACACTGATTGGGCAGTATTAGTCGGTGCATGGGATTTTTTACTTTGGGGTATTCCAGAGTTACAAGATAGATCCTATAATTTGGATACAAAAGGTGTATTTGATAATGTCGTTAAGAATTCAGATCAAATTGTTACACCAGAACCATACAGAGTACCTGCATACTTTAGACAAGAAATCTCATTAGTTCAAGCATTTGATAGAGAAATTAACAATACATTAGATCATAGTGATTTGTCACCACCATCCATGGTGTTTAATAAACAAGAACGTCTTGTTGCAAAAAATACAATTAGTGATCTAAGAGGTATACAAAAGAGACAAAAAACTATTATATTTCAACCATTTGGACGTGGTGCAAAAGTAGAAAAAGAAGAAGTTATGGATGAAGAATCTCGTAGTTTGAGTTCTAAAGATTATTTAACTCTTGTAAAAAAACTATCAATGAAGTATAATTTGGTATTCTTTGGTGAACCTGAATTTCAATTAAAAGCTGATACATATACTGCAAAGTATACTTGTGATTTAAGGCAGTGGGGTGCACTAATTGAAGAAGCAGATTATTTTGTTGGTGTAGATTCTGTTGGACAACATATGGCGAGAGCTGTTGGAACACCAGGTACAGTAATATTTGGATCAACATTTCCAATTAATACGTCATACCCAGATTACTTCCAAATTTTGGATAAAACAACTAATAAGAAATATAGTCCTATTAGAATTACAGGATTAGATTCTACATTAGCTAATAGATTAAATGAAGCATCAATGACATTCTCAGATAAAGAATTAAATGATGTATATACAGCAATAGTTACTGATATAGAAAAAAAGGTGAAATAATGGCATATACGATTTTAGCAATCAACCCAGGGCATAATGGATCTGCAGCGTTAGTAATAGATGGTGAACTAGTTTATTATTCAGAAGAAGAACGTATTAGTAGATTAAAATATGATGGGAACCCTTTTAGAGCAATGTTACCAATACTTCAATCACATCAAGTTGATGAATTAGTAATTGGTGGTACTATGACAGATTTCGCGCAAGTATTGTGGACCAATGAAGATCCATATACGGCACTTGCAAGAAAATTCAATCCAAATATCAAAGTTACTAAAATGGGTCACTTACATCACTTAGGTCATGCATCTGGTGCATTTTATAATTCAGGATTTGAAACTGCTGCTGCGATTGTAGTAGATGGTGCTGGGTCTATTCATAGAGAACAAGTTAATGAAAATGGTGCGGAAGTTTCTGGTTATGAAACTGAAACAATTTACCATTGTTCATATCCAAATGAATTTAATGCTGTATATAAACGGTATTCAAATGGATTACATAACGGAATGTATTATGATAATGGTATACAAGAATTTGATGGCTCTGTAACTATTACTAAATCTTATGAAGCTGTTTCCGATTACTTAGGATTTGGTTTTATAGAAGCTGGTAAAACTATGGGATTAGCTCCATATGGATGTGATGATGAGAACATTCCAGATTTTTTCATTAATGGAAAAGGTAATAAGAATTTATTAATTGCAAATTATCCAGCTGGTGCCTATATTGATGAAAATTCAAACCCATATCTAAAAAGATTTATTGTTCCTAAAGAATGGCACAATGACTTTTCGTTGGTAACAGACCAAGCTAAAAATCTAGCATATAAAGTTCAAAAAGATACCGAAGAACAAATATTTAATTTGATTCAAAAAGCAGTTGATATAACTGGTGAAACAAATATTGTAATTTCAGGTGGGTTTGGATTAAACTGTGTGGCTAATTATAAGATAGTTAAAAGATTTCCAGAACTTAATATCTATGTTGACCCAATTGCACACGATGGTGGAACTGCAATAGGATTGGCAAAGTATGCTTGGTATGAACACGAACATGATAATGAAATCAGACCATTAAAATCTGTTTATTTAAGTTTAGCACCTGATTACAATCAATTAGAAAATATTAAACCATTAGTTCCAGATTTACAGTTTAGTGATGTATCAGTAAAAGATATTGCTGAATTAATTGAAGAAGGTAATATTGTAGCATTATTTCAAGGACAAGCTGAAGGTGGACCACGTGCATTAGGTAATAGAAGTATATTATTTGATCCAAGAAGACCTGATGGTAAAGATATCGTAAATGAAGTTAAACATCGTGAATGGTTTAGACCATTTGCTGGGTCGGTGTTAGTTGAACACGCATCAGAATGGTTTGATATGGCTGGGTTGCTTGAATCACCATTTATGATGTATGCCGTTGATGTACTACCAGAAAAGGTAGATATTATACCAGCAGTAACTCATGTTGATAATACTTGTCGAGTTCAAACAGTATCACCCGAAAATAATAGCAAATATTATGAATTAATTTCAGCATTTAATGAATTAACTGGTGTTCCAGTATTATTTAATACTAGTTTTAATCTTGCAGGACAGCCATTAGTTGACTCAGTGTTTGATGCATTTGTAACATTAGTAAACAGTGATATAAAATATTTGTATCTTGCAGATCTAAACTTGTTAGTATCTAAACCATAATGAATAGAACTTATCATTTTATATCAGGTCTTCCAAGGTCTGGTTCAACATTGTTAAGTTCTTTATTGAAACAAAATCCCCGTTTTACGGCAGGGATTAGTGATCCAATTGCATTGTACTGTGATGGTATCATTAGAGATACACATATCGGTGCAGGAATGGGTTCAACTGTTTCTATTGAAAAACGTAAGGAGATTATTAGAGGAATATTTGATAGTTTCTATAGTGATTCTTCAGAAGTATGTTTCAATACTAATAGAGTATGGACTAGTAATACTGCATTATTATCTGAAATATATCCAAAATTTAAGATGATAGTATGTGTTCGTGATATCCCATGGATTCTTGATTCATTTGAACAATTAAATAACAAAAACCCATTTACGGTAAAACCATTATATAATCATCAACAATTAGCAAATGTTTATGAAAGAACCCATATGTTAATGGGCAATTTTAATAATAATCCTGGATATGTAGTAAGTCCATTAGATAATGTTAAACAATCGATGCATTCAAATGAAAGAAACCAAATTTGTTATGTCGAATATGATACATTAGTAAAATCACCAGATTCAACTATGAAACAAATTTATGAATTTCTAGGTGAACAATGGTTTGAACATGATTATAATAATGTTGAAGATTCATATGATGAATTTGATGATCAAGCAAATATAATAGGGTTACATAATATTCGTAAAAAAGTAGAATACATAGAACGTAATACTATACTACCACCGGATTTATGGAAACACTATGAACAAGCTTCTTTTTGGAAATATGATCCACCCATAAAAAAAGAATTAAACTGGATTTCAACCAATATTTTAACTAACAGAGTTAATAATAAAATAAATAAACAATTATAGGAGAATTAAATGACAGATTTAACAACAGCACAAACCTTTGAAGGTGAAATAGTTTTAACAGAACGTAGAGCTACTAACGAGTTCATTATTACAGACATTCATGAATCAATTACAAATAAATTTGTAAGAGTTGAAATTGAATTAGGGCCATTTGTTACTGATACACGTCCAAATGGAGAGGCTACTGTTCGTGGTTCAAGTCGTAGAGGAATTAATGTATGGAATGGTACTTCATACGATGAAGTAGCAGCTACTTGGGATAATGCATCTTTATTAGCTGAGGTTACTGCAATATTAGCAGCAGAAGCAGTACCAGTTCAGTAAATTAAACATTGACAAATATATAATATAGTAGTATAATATCAAACATTAAGTAATAAATACTTAGTGCTATATCTTTTTATTGAGATATAAACAGATCGTTTCGAAAGAAACTAAGAGTAGTTGGTTCAAATGCAGTTTATTTGAACCTGCGAGTCTTGGCCAATGTAGAAACCCGAAAGTCGGGAAGCCATACTCGCCAAAGGCATAACTTGTGACAGAAGTTATGACTGATGGAGAAAACGCCAGTGACAAAGGGTTTAAAAAACCTTGGTTGTTATCTCCCTTAATGTAATGCATTGCTGCTCTAGAATGCACCAAGTGAAAGGAGAAAAAATGAAATATTCACTTATAATTCTAGCAATTATTGCTAGTCTATCGGCTTCTTATACGGAAGCAAAAACTAAGAACCATGTTCATAAAGTTTCACATATTGAACATAAACATAAAAAATTTACTACTAAAAAATCAGTAGTAAATCATAACTCAGCATATAGTAATATTGGTATAGCTAGTTGGTATGGATATGAATCTGTTAGAAAAGGCAGAAGAGTACCAAGGACTGCAAACGGTGATGTTTTCAGCCCATATAAAAATACCGCAGCACATCGTAAATTACCATTTGGAACAAAAGTTAAAGTCACTAACTTACATAATAACCAATCTATTGTAGTTGTTATAAATGATCGTGGTCCATATGTTAAACATCGTATTATTGATTTATCAAAATCAGCTGCTAAATCAATTGGTATCAATGGTTTACAAAAAGTATCATTAGATATTATCAGTTAATAAATACTATACATAAATTACTAAGAGGAAATATGAATTTAGGACAGATAACAATAATATCACCCCCAGATAAAATCTTTAATCTGAATGTAAGCTATCTTTTGATATGCCCATCACTTCATGTTAAACAGCAATTTCAAACTATTTTGAGTAAAAGCATAGATGATTTAAATGTATTCATTTATGAAAATGACGAAAATGATATTGATTGGTTGCTTAGTGTATCATTTATGGTTGACGTTGTAATTATTGATGTTGATAATTGCAACGATATAACTAAACAATTTATTACATTTCTGTTAGCACAACCAAATGTACATTATATTACAACTGATGAACTAACTCCATATAATCTAATATCAAAAAATAGGATTTATAATTTAGACTGGGTAGCTGAACAACTACAACAAAATATTGACGATGAGGACAATGACGAAGATGATGATGAATCAGAGAATTAGAACTGGGGTTTATTTAAAAGAGAATGATAATATAAACCAAGCTCTAAGAAAATTTAAAAAGAAAGTAGAAGAATCGGGAAAACTTGATGATCTACGTGAAAAAGAATTCTATACAAAGCCAACAACTGAACGCAAAAGAGCTAAAGGTTCGGCTAAAGCTAGATTAAAGAAAAAACTGCAGAAAGAAGCATTACCAAAAAAGCATTAATAAAAGGGGATTTATTCCCCTTTTTAGTTGACAAACATTATATTTTATTATATAATACAAACTTAATTGGAAAATGACTTCCAATTTATAGGGAAATTATAAATTTAGGCACAAGGAAAGGCACATGATCACTATAGATGGATCAAAAGCGAAAATCGTATGGTTTTCAAATAATCATAATATTGGCAAATTAACATCTAGCCATGGTATTTTATATGTAGTAAATGGTAAACTAGGTCAACGAAATAGTAAAGACTTATCTGGGTTTACTCCATCAGAAGCATTTGAAGATAGATATACAAAGCATCAATCTAATTTGCACGAAGATTATGTAGCTTCTCTCATTATCGTCTATGATAAGTCAGTTGTTTTAACAACTGAAGTAGATGATGAAGTCAGAAAATTTATTCATGATTTATATGTAAAACAAGAGATTGGTTTTGATGCCCTTTTTCCAGGATATCAAATAGACGGAACAAATGGCGAATCTATGATTGGGTATAATGACGAAAGTCATATGACTGATCTAATAAATGTTGTAAAGCAGTATTTCAAGTTAGAAATATCATTCAATATCCATAAACCATCAGTACCAAGAATCTATCAAGCTCCAGTTATTACTGAAGCAGTTAATATTCTCAAAAGTACAGGCCGCTGTTTGTTGGCTGCATATCCAAGTTTTGGTAAAACACTTACTTCACTAGAAATCACAGCTAATCTATTAACAAACGGTGGAGTATGTTTAGTTACAACACCAATCGTTGATACGATGAAAACATTGATTTCAAATGTTAATTCTTATCATTTTGGCGGTGACCGAAAGGTTATTATCACAATTATGGAATCTAAAGAATTTAGTAAGACGTCGATATCTGAAATTCATAGACGTGCTGCAAATAAAGAGATTATTATAGTGGTACTTAGTGTTCAGGATATTCGTTATGACCAAATGAACACTGCAAAGAACAAAATTCGTGAAAAATATGTAGAACTTACTGGAAATGTAGATTTATGGATTTGTGACGAAAGACATTTTCAATACGAAGGTGACGTCACTTCTGCAAAATTTGAAAACATTAACGCAACTTATACATTAGATTTGACCGCAACTCCATATGAAATTATGGATCAATACGATCCAGATCAATGTATACTACGTGGGCTTCCATGGGCTGTTAGAAATACCCATTATACTAAGATTCCATCTATAAAAATGGAAACTTTTAACACCCCATTCTGCAACGTATCACCAGTATTAAAAGATATATATTCAATTGAAGAAGGATTTTCTCCACAAAAGTTATTTGCAATGCAAGAGGGTAATTTTGTACATTCTCTTGAACTACACCGAATTGTTGAATTGTGTTATAATACCAACCAATCTAAATTTAAAAATTCAATGAGTATTACCAATGATACTTCATTAAGTGACGTAGCTAAAAGAAATGGAATGTGGGTATTACCAATTGGCGCTGGTGAAATTTCAGCAGATTATTATATTCCATTATTGGCAAAAACTCTTAATTCATATCAAACTCATACAGTATTTATTTCTAGTTATGAAATTAGTGATCAATGTCCAAAATACATAACAACTGGAGATTTTATTCAGGGATTGTTAGATGATAATATTGGTAAGAATGTTATAATATTAACTTGTAGAAAATTTACAACTGGTACTGATATCCCATCACTAGGGCATTTAGTAATGTTTGACAAAATCGAAAGCCTTTGTGGTTTTGAGCAGTTACTAGGTAGATTAATTCGTATTTACAAAGGTAAAGATAGAGTTAAAGTGTATTCATTAACACCTGGGTATAACCTACAAATAATGATTGGAAGACTTGCTAAAGCGGATGGGTCAAATGGTGAACAAATTTTATCATTCTTAGATATGATTTCATTTACCGACTTTGATGTAGATGGGTCAAGACGAGATGTTAATTCAATTCAGATTTTAGAATATACTCAAGAATGGTGTGAAAAGCAAGTTAAAAATGGCAAACTACCAGATGTACAATTGAAAAAAGTAGTATCATCATTTGATATCAATGAGTTTGCTAAGTTAGAGTTGGTTAATTCTGGTAATAAAAAATGTACACATGAGGTTAGTGATTCAAACGGATCCAAATCTAAAATTATTACAAGAATAAATGGGAATATCCCAACTCCTAAAGAAGTAGCAAACTTAGAGTTAAATATTAAAGATACAATACAGTCTTTAATAGGAGATTCAAGAGTAGTATGTTATTATACAAAATGCTATGATTATCGTAAAGTCTTCAAAAATGAAGATCTTATTGCAATATATGGCAAGGAAGTAATCGATGCAATCTTAAAAGCTGCAAAAAATTCACGAGAATTTAAAAAAATGCTTAATAAAGATTTCAAAGAAAAAAAGAATGCATATTCATCATTAACAGAAAGACAAATATACCCACTGTTGTTTGATAATTCAGAATTCAAACAAAGAAAAGGATTAGTATATACGGATTTTGCGTTAGCTGATGAATTAGTTAGTAATATCTCAGGTGCAAAAGACAAAAGTATTATTCTTGTTATTAATGCACTTAATGGTAGTATTCCATTAGCTTTAAGAGAGCAATACCCAGATTCAAAAATTATTTGTGTAGAAATATTTGACTATCACAAACAATATTTGAAATCACTTGGGTTTGAAGTCGTAGACTATAAAGATCTATGCAATATTGAAAAGGATTTCAAAATGCAAGGTAAAGAATTTCACGTGGCAATAGGAAACCCACCATACCAAGACGGTACTAAAGATGGTGGTCAAAATAAGATCTATACGTTTATTTGTAAGAAACTTTTAGAAATATTAAGTCCTGATGGGTCAATAACATTAGTAACACCAGAATCACTACTTAAGAATTCTTCAAGATATTCAATAATTGGAGAACATGGTCTTAAATTAGTAAATTATAACGTCAATAAATATTTTAATGTTGGTGTTGGAATATGTTCATGGACTATTGATAGAACATATACTGGTGATGTTAAAGTTATGTACGATGATGTTATAGATTATCAACCACAAAACAACGCTATAGTAAAATATAGCAAAGTTGATAAAGATTTTGTAACATTATATTATAAATTAAAAGAATTAACAGACAAACCATCAAAACGTATGTTTTGTCAAAATAACTTTGGGAAGTCGTCTGTTAAAGTTAAAGATGCCGTACATACAAATGCATTATATAAATTGAATAAAGGTGTGCCATTATTAACGTACTATACAAAAAATACCCCATACTTTTTTGGGGAATTAAAGTTTTCTATTGCAATGACAAAAATGATTACTGAAGAAGCATCAATTGTTTCAGATCTTGATTTTGATGTCGGGTATATGTGTATAAAAGTAAATAATGAAACTGAAGTTAATAATATCAAATCATTCATTTTTTCTGAGTACTTCTTAGAACATACAAGAAAGTGGAAAGAACTTGATGGTTATGGATTTGCATATGCATTAAAATATTTGCCTCCATTTGATATCTCAAAATCTTGGACAAATAATGAAGTAAAAGAGTTTATTGAAGGAGCTGTGTAATGGCCGATATCATAAGTGTAGTAGATGCAACAACACATTTACGAAAACATGCATTTATGAGTAGTGTTTCTAGAGATAAGAAACGAATTAAACAAACAGCTGAAGTATTTACACCTACTGATCTAGTACAAGAGATGTTAGATACATTATCTCCTGAGTTGTTTAAAGATCCTTCAAAAAACTTTATTGATAATTCATGTGGTGATGGTCAATTCTTAGCAGAAGTGTTGATTCGCAAACTTGAAAACGGTATTGATTTTGAAACAGCATTATCAGGTATTTATGGAGTTGAATTAATGCCTGATAATGTGGCAATATGCAGGGATAGACTATTATGTGGTCAAGAACATCTAAGACATATCGTAGAAACAAATATTGTATGTGCAGATGCATTAACATATAATTATGAATTTGGATTAAATTCATTACGAGATGAAATGTTAAGAGCACAAGCAGAATTATTTGGTGAATAACTGATTGACAATTTAAATCTCCTATGTTATAATACAAACTTACATTGGAGATTTAAATGGATCCACAAATACACGAGATATTGAGTATTACTATAGAAGAATGCTCAGAAATTATCAGTTAACTTTTGTGCAAGTCCAACCTTTATGATGTGCACGTGTTCCTCGTATGACCGCGTGCATATTTCCAACATTTAAGTTGTTTTCTCGGCAAAATGGTGATAATCCTAAAATAGTGGTTGCTTTACCATCCGGTGATGTCACTATGTATGTTTTACATGTTTTTTCTTTAATGGCTATTCTTTGCTCAGGAGTTTGTTCTTTGACAGAATTGGCTTGTTTTAGTTTAGATTGAAGGCGTTGTTCAGGAGTTCGGTTCAGTATTGACTGTTTAAATTTTTCTTTTATTACTAATTTTTCTTCTAATGTTTTTGATTTTTTAGTAGTAGCTGTCTTTTCTTTAATTGCCTTTTTTTCTTCCAGTGTTTTAGATAGCAAAGTAGTCATTCTTCTATGTTCAATATCAAGTTTTTCTGTGATAGATTTAGAATTTCTTGCGGCGGCTATCTTTTCTTTAATTGACATTTTTTCTACGTGCGTCTTGGATGACTTTGCAAATTTTATTTTTTCAATTGTTTCATCAGAATGTTTTCTACCCGTTGAATTTCCACCATCTAGCCCATTTTCTGGTATTAAATTAGCCCATTCGTTAGATTCTACTATATTGTTTTCTATTGAAAATTTTAATGCAATTTCTTTAATTTGATTTTTATCCGTATATGGTTCGGAAACCCATACCGTTTCTACAAATTCTATTCCATGTTTGACAATATGTGTTTTCCAATATTTCCCAGAACCCATATATTTAATAGGATTTCTAGTTGTTTTGCCAAAATATTTTAAGCCGGTAACCGAATGTTGTTTTATATATAAAAATGTTGGTGTTATAGTATTATCATAAATACTCATGTTGATACTCCTTTTCAGTATTAAAGTAGTTGGGAATCCCCATTCCGCGAACTACATCTTTATTTATATTTTTCTTGACAGATATAGTAATCTATAGTATAATATTCATCTAATAAAACATTGGATTAAATAAAATGAATATAGAAACCGAACTATTGCAAATAGCAGCTGAAGAAGCAGCTGAAATAATTTTGGCAATTTCAAAAATTTTTAGATTTGGCATTGATACTTCTTGGAAAGGTGAAACTAATCGTGAACACCTAGAAGAAGAAATTGGAGACCTTAAAGCATTAATTACTCTGTTAGAACAGAATGGCGTTATCAATAAAGATAAAGTTGATGAAGCTGCTGCTGCTAAAATAGTAAAATTGCAAAAATGGTCCAATATTTTTAAACAAAATGATAAATAAAATATATTAAATGCCAATTGGGTTTAATATATGGCATAATGCCAATAACACCTCGCTTAATAAAAGGAGAAAATATTATGAGTAAAAATACAGTCATCGGTATCGATTTAGGTACTACAAATTCTTGCGTAGCTATTTTAGAAAATGGTTCAGCAAAAGTAATCGAAAATTCAGAAGGTACAAGAACAACGCCTTCTATCATAGCATACACTGACAATGAAGTTTTAGTTGGTGCTGCAGCAAAACGTCAATCAGTAACTAATCCAAAAAATACAATCTATGCTGCAAAGCGTTTGATTGGTCGTAAATTTGCTGAAGACGCAGTTCAAAAAGACATAGACTTAATGCCATACACTATTCTGGAAGCAGATAATGGAGATGCTTGGGTCGAAGCAAATGGTGAGAAATTAGCCCCACCACAAATATCAGCCGAAGTTCTTCGTAAAATGAAGAAAACTGCAGAAGATTATTTAGGATATTCTGTATCACAAGCTGTTATCACAGTTCCTGCATATTTCAATGATTCACAAAGACAAGCAACTAAAGATGCTGGCCGTATTGCTGGGCTAGAAGTATTGCGTATCATCAATGAACCTACTGCTGCTGCATTAGCATTTGGTGTTGATAAAAAAGATAATATAGATAGCAAAGTTGCTGTTTATGACTTAGGTGGTGGTACATTTGATATCTCTATCATTGAAATCTCAAACATAGATGGTGAGAAACAAATTGAAGTATTATCAACTAATGGTGATACATTCTTAGGTGGTGAAGATTTCGATCAACGTATCATGGATTTCTTAGTAACTGAATTTAAGAAAGATAGTGGTGTTGATCTTAAAAATGATACATTAGCATTGCAACGTTTAAAAGAAGCAGCTGAAAAAGCTAAAATTGAATTATCATCAGCTGAACAAACAGACGTTAATCTACCATACCTAACAGCAGATGCAAGTGGTCCAAAACATTTGAATGTTAAATTAACTCGTGCTAAATTTGAAGCATTAGTAGAAGATTTAATTGAAAGAAGTATTGCCCCATGTAAAATTGCTATTAAAGACGCTAAAGTAAAATTATCAGATATTGATGAAATTATTTTAGTTGGTGGTCAAACACGTATGCCCAAAGTACAAGAAGCAGTTGAAAAACTATTTGGCAAAGCACCACGTAAAGATGTTAACCCAGATGAAGCAGTTGCGGCTGGTGCTGCGGTCCAAGGTGCAGTATTGTCAGGTGATAAAACTGACGTATTATTATTGGATGTTACACCATTGTCATTGGGTATTGAAACAATGGGTGGTGTGTTTACCAAAATCATTCAAAAGAATACTACGATCCCTACAAAAGCTAGTCAAGTATTCTCAACTGCGGATGACAACCAACCTGCAGTAAATATTAAAGTTGGGCAAGGTGAACGTGAGTTATATCAATATAACAAACAATTAGGTGAATTTAATTTGGAAGGTATTGAACCAGCTCGTCGTGGCGTTCCACAAATTGAAGTAACCTTTGATATTGATGCTAATGGTATTATGCATATATCAGCACAAGATAAAGGTACTGGTAAGAAAAATAATATTACCATTAAATCTGATTCTGGATTAAGTGAATCTGAAATTGAACAAATGATAAAAGATGCCGAAGCAAATGCAGATGCTGATAAAAAAGCTAAAGAACTAATTGAAGCTCGTAATAATGCCGATGCTCAAAAACATTCATTAGAAAAAGACTTTGATGAAGTTGCTGACCAATTATCAGATGATGAAAAACTAGCGTTTGAATCAGCATTATCTAAAGTTGAAGAAGCTACCAAAGGTGATGATGTTGAGGCAATTACCAATTCAGTAACAAAATTGTATGAAGCAGCAAGTCCAGTATTTGCAAAAAAACAAGAAGCTGAACAAGCTAAACAAACATCATCAGAAGCTAATTCTGACGAACCGTTGGATGCTGAATTCACTGAAGTTTGACATTTAAGAAAAATGTGATATAATATGTTCATAGTATGCCATTTGGGTATTATGAACATCTTGCTTAATATAAGGAGAAAATAAAATGACACAATTAAGAACAATAACTGCAGCAGAACTTGCTAATTTAAGTAAAGCACTAGTAGGGTTTGATAGAATGGTAAATGCCAGAACTAATTCACCACAATCAAACTATCCACCTCATAATATCATAAGATATACTGAAACAGATTACGCTATTGAACTAGCAGTGGCTGGGTTTAGTAGAGAAGATATTTCTATCGAAGTTGACCAAAATATTATCACTATTAGAGGAGAACATGATACATCATTACCAGAAGGTACTGAATTTATTCATCGTGGATTAGCTGCTAGAAATTTTGTAACCGAATTTCCATTAGTAGAATTTATGGAAGTTAGAGGTGCAGTAGTTAAAGACGGAATGTTAAAAATTTCAGTAGAATACGTAGTGCCAGAGGCACATAAACCTCGTCAAATAGAAATTAAATAATTTTATCACCAGGGGGAGGAAACTCCCCCACATTAAAGGAAAACAATATGTCAACAGATGTTATCACCGAAGAAAAAGTAAGTATTAAAGTGTCAGAACCAAAACGATGGAAAGTTATCATAATCAATGATGATCATACACCAATTGATTTTGTAATTGCTATGCTTATTGAAATATTTAAACATTCAATGGATTCCGCAACAAATGTTACATTACAAGTCCACGAATCTGGATCTGGTATTGCTGGATTTTATGATTTTGAAATTGCAGAAATTAAAGCAGTAGAAGCGACAAAACTTGCAAGAGAAAATGGTTTTCCATTACAGATCAAAATTGAACAATCTGAATAATAATAAATAATCATAATACTGTATGCATTTAATGCATACAGTTGTTTTATTGATATTTTAATTTACAATTATTGAAATGATATCTGGTCATATTATTAATTCTTCCAGACTTATTACAATGTGGACATTCTGCTGTTTTAAAAATTCGTCCTTTGTGTGCAGCTGAAATTTTTGATTTAACTTCAACTGATAATATACTACCCTTTTTAGAATCAGACATTTTCCTACGTGTTTCGTCAGAAATATTTTTACCGGCGATAGACATTTTTATTAAAGTATCCGCTGATGCTTTTTTTCCTGTATTTGCTATAGACAATTTTGCTTTAGTTTCATCAGATTTTTATCTTTCCTTTATTAGCAATAGATAATTTTAGTTTAGTTTCATAAGAACATATTGTGCCTTTTTTTGCAACTGATATTTTTTATCTAGTTTCTTTTGATTTCGGGTTGCCTTTATGCGCTGATGATATTTTAGTGCGTGTTTCCTGAGTCACTGTATGACCTTTATTAGCGATTGATAACTTAGATCTAGTTTCTACCGATGGTGATGTCCCAGATACCCCAGATACCCCTCCATCTATACCATTTTCCATTACCAAGTTGGCCCAATCATCTGACAATACTATATTATTTTCATTTGAAAAATGCAAAGCATGGTCAATAATTGAAGTGTCATAATATAATTCTGAAACCCATAATGTTTCTACAAATTGTTTTCCATGTTTTTTGATATGTTTTTTCCAATATTTTCCAGATCCTAGATACTTGTATGGGTCTTTTTTACTAGTTTTTCCAAAATATTTTAGACCAGTAATTGAATGCTTTTTTATATAAAGATATGTTGGTTGTATTTCTGTATAAATACTCATGCTGATTGTCCTCCATAGACGTTAGTGTAGTTGGGAACGCCAATTCCGTGAACTACATCTTTATTTATATTTTTCTTGACATTATATTATCATAGTGTTATAATATACGTTTATTAAAGGAACAATATATGTCATTACGCGAAATCACTAAAGATTTACATACACAAGCTGAACAAACTGATTTTATGAAATTAATCATTTCAGGAAAATTACCAAGAGAATTATATATAAACTATTTGTGGCAAATGATCCCAATATATTCCACTATTGAATTTGGAGCGCAAGTTCAGGGATTTTTTTCTAAATTATCTGGTATTGATAGAACAAAATATATCTATCAAGATTTTCTTGAATTAGCTGATAAAGAGATTCATTACACGTGGACACAAGAAACATTGGAATATATTAGATATCTGCAAGATTTAATCAACGATTTAGAACGTAAGCATTTAATAAAAGCTCATTTATATGTTCATCACCTAGGGACATTGAATGGTGGGCAATATATCGCTAAGACTGTTCCAGGTTCTGGTAAGTTCTATCAATTTGAAGATGTTGAAGGTCTACGAAATGCTATTAGAGCAGAATTAACTGATGATTTAGGAGATGAAGCTAGAGTAGCATTTGAATGGGCTATAAAAATCATGAAGGCATTGGATGAAACTAATTAAGATAAAAACAAATATTCAAGGTGAACCATATGTTTCAAATGTTCTATTATCATTTGGTAAATCTATAAAAGTCAAATATCAACCGTATAGCAAGCACGTGTATTCATCAGACGTAATTGGCACACAAAATGATGGATGGTATATTAGAATAGAATCACCATTTTCTAAAGTAGTTACGCAGATGGATCCATATGATTTTATTGTAAAAACAAGACCACATCGTAAAATATGGTTATTTAGGCGAAGACCTAGTATTAAGAATATAATAAAATCGTGGGCATGGCTACCTATTGATGAATAACATTCAAATGTCGCTTATTGATATAAGTCAGCTATTTAAATATAAATTTGATCATTCAGGTGAAGAAATTCATATACCAGAAGCTGTTCAGTTTAACAAGCCAGGTTGGAGTAATCTAACCTGGGAATCTGATTTATATAGAAAAGCACATGTCAATATTATTGATGCAATAGATACTCGTGGGTTGTGGATGATGCATTGTTGCATTTATCCACATTTTCATAATCCTGCTCCAATATTTGGGTTTGATGTATTTGCTGGTAAGAATAAAATCACAGGTTGTTTTCATGATTTTAGTCCAGTATCAGATAATCATCCGTTATCAGAATGGTTTGCAAATGAATCTGCAAAGTTATCTTGGAATAAGAAACGTGAATTACCAGAATGGGCACAACGTATATTTTCAAATGATATTATTGCTGCTGGTAACGTACAATCAGATGAAGAGCTAACGCAAATATCTGATATGATAGCAGATACATTAGACGTATATCTAGCATCGTTATCTGATACAAACAACACAAGCGATGATATTTCAAATAAACATAAATATTATGTTGAAAATCAACGTCTTAACCCACACAATCCTAAAGTATTGATGATGTTAGGATTGTCAGAAGAAGAAGCAGTAGAATATATTAATAACTGTCTATTCCCATCTAGTTAACTACTAGTTTTACTCATATTTGTTATCGCTTAAATATAATATTAGGAGCAACAAACATGAGTAAAATAGTAGGTTTTATATTATTTTTAGCAGCTATGCCATCTTTTGCTGCCGAAATACAATTTGGATTTAATAGTCCATCATTCAGTGGTGCTGGCTATAGTTCACATATATTAACTATTCAGCAGTTAGAAAACCAAGCGACATCACAGAATCAAGCAGCTGCTGCTGCCATAAAACAACAAGCTGAGGCTGCAGCTGCAAATACACCACAGGCACAATTTATAGCAAATTTACAATCTAGAATTTATTCACAACTGGCTCAACAACTAACAAATAGTATTTTTGGTGGGACTGGAAATCCAACATGTACTACACCAGGTACAGTCTGTGGAACAATTCCAGATCTTGGTGGGAATACGGTAACCTGGGGATTAGGAAGTGGTTCAAATAATGGTATGATTTTAATTAATATTACCAACAACTCAAATCCTAGTCAAACCACACAAATTTCAGTACCAGCGGGGACATTTTATTTTTAGCTATGAAAAAGATTATTATATTATGTGCAATAACATTATTACAAGGATGTGCAACAGGTAGTTCTATACATAAGTTATTAACTGGTGAACAGTTTGATGATCCGGTAAATGAAAGTATTAGCACATACCTTAAAAAAGAAGAAAATCAATTAAAACCGCCAGTTGGTGGACCTGTTCCTGTTGCAGTATATGGTTTTATGGATAAAACTGGTCAACGTAAATCAATAACTGGAATTGCCAGTTTAAGTTCTGCTGTTACTCAAGGTGGTGAAGGATACTTGATTAAAGCATTACAAGATGCTGGTAATGGTGTGTGGTTTAAAGTTGTAGAACGTGTTGGATTAGAGAATTTGATTAAAGAACGTCAAATGATTCGTCAAATGCGTGAACAATTTCAAGGTAAAGATGCAATATCATTGCCTGCTATGACATTTGCTGGTATTATAGTAGAAGGGTCAATCGTAGGATATGATTCTAATACAATAACAGGTGGAGCAGGTGTAAGATTCTTTGGTATTGGAGCAGATACACAATACCAAAGTGATACAGTAACTATCAGTTTAAGAACTGTTTCGGTTAATACAGGAGAAGTATTAACTAGTGTTACAATCACTAAAACTGTTTTAAGTTATTTAGATCGTGTTGGATTACTTAAATTTATAGATGCCGGAACAATGGCAGTGGAAGCAGAGGTAGGCGGTTCTATTAACGAGAGCATTAATAGAGCTACTAATAAGGCAATACAAGCAGCAGTTGTCGAAACAATTAAAGAAGGTGCTAGAAAAGGAATCTGGGCATTTAAGGGGTAGGAGCAATGAAAAAATATCTTTTATTAACAACATTTCTATCACAAACAGCATTTGGAGTTGGAATATCAACTGGACCAAATAATGTTTATATAGAACAAATAGGAACATCAAATACTATTAATGTTGAACAAGTAGGTGGAACTAACACCGTTGGTGGAACATCTGGAACTATTTCGGTTGATTCAGCTGGTGTTACATCGGTTACACCAGTAGCAGCAAGTGCATTGAACTATGGAACCGTTACAGGTAGTAGCAATATTCTAAACATTACACAACATGGTAATAACGATTGGGCGCAATATAATATCCTAGGTGGTAACAATATGTATACTAGTACCATTACTGGAAGTAGTAACCAAACATCATTAACAGTTGGTAGTCAAGGAAATCCATCTAATAACTATAATACTATTACCGAATTAATAACAGGTGATAGCAACTTATCATTACAAAATTTAATAGGTAACTATATTACCAGTTTCTTATCAGCATCTGGTAACTTCAACCAAGTTACACAAAATATAACTAGTACTTCTGGAATAGCAGGTTCTAGCGATAATAGTACTATTAATATTTCAGGTAATAGCAACATTATAAACACACAACAAAATGATGTTGGTGTTCATTCTTTAGTTGAGAATATTACTGGAAGTAGTAATGTTATATACACCCAACAACAAGG